ATCTGGCGGCGGTGGCGGTCAAGTAATTACATTCAGCACTGGTGCAAATTACGCTGGTTTGGCAGAGCGTATGCGTGTGGATGGGGTCGGAAAATTGCTTATCAACAGAACTACGGCATTATCAAATGGTTATTTAGCAATCAATGGCGGTGCTGCTGAAGCAATGTCAATTCAAGGCGGCAGTAATGACTATATTGTTTCTTGGCACAACACTAGCGGTACACTTATAGGTTCAATTACTGGTTCTTCAGGTTCTTCAACATCCTACAACACAACATCCGATTACCGCCTAAAGACCGCAGTCACTTACGATTGGGATGCCATCACACGCCTAAAGCAGTTACGTCCTGCAAGGTTTGAGTGGATTGTTGATGGTGATGACGCTGTTCCTGTCGATGGTTTCCTTGCACACGAACTTGCAACAGTCATCCCTGAAAGTGTCACCGGCACACATAATGAGGTAGATGATGAGGGCAACCCTGTGTACCAAGGCGTTGACCAGAGTAAGCTAACCCCATTGCTTACCAAGGCACTGATTGAGGCGGTTGAAAAGATTGAACAGCTAGAGACCCGCATTGCGGCACTGGAGAATGTGTAATGAGTAGGGCAAGAGACATAGCAAACAGCGTAGGTGCAGGTAGTTTTGTATCAGTAGGAACTATTTTTCCTTTTGGTAATGGTACGCTTCCAACAGGTTATTTAGCCTGTGATGGTTCTGCTGTTTCTCGTACAACTTACTCAGATTTATTTGGAGTTATTGGAACTGACTATGGTGTGGGAGATGGGTCTACTACATTTAATGTTCCTGATTTACAAGACAAAGTTCCAGTAGGTTCTAGTGGTACAAAAGCTATTGCTTCTACTGGTGGTAGTGCAACACAAACCCCAACTGGTACAATAACTGTAAACAACCACACACTATCTACTAGCGAAATACCTGCTCACGGACACAGTATTACTGCAAATGCTTTTGCAGGTAATCTTGGATTAGTTCAGTGTCCTGTTGGTGGTGATGGTAACAAGTATGGTACTGGGGATGATGCCAGAGATGCCTCTTCTGAAACTGCAAGATATGTTGCAAACAATACAGGTAGCGGTGGCGCACATAATCACGGCGGTTCATTTAGCGGTAGTTCAATGAGTGTTGAACAACCATATGTCGCTATGAAATTTATGATAAAACACTAAAGGAAAATAAATGTCATACTCAGCAATTGTACCAGATAAAATGTTAGCCAGTAATAATGTAGGCGTTAAATGTGAAGACGATTCTTTCTGGAATCAATTTACAAACATACACGCTATTCAGGTAGATGTTAATAATTCTTCATGGGTAGAGATGTCTGATGGAACATCTCGTGATGCAACTGAAGAAGAAAAGACTGCAGTAATAAATAAATTTAATGAAATTAATAATGCCATTATTGAAGCAGAACGTCAGAAAGAATTTGATTGGGATAACTCTTGGGATAGGGTTCGTAGAACAAGAACAATTCTTTTACAAGAAACAGATAAATATCTTGTTGCAGACTTTCCAATTACACCTGAAAAGCGTACTGAATGGGAAACATATAGAACTGCCCTTCGTAATATTCCTATTACTTACGCAGATGAACAGCCTATAAACATTACATTTGATGGTCCGGGGAACGTATATGTTAGCGGAACAAAAGTCATTGCAGTACCAAGTTAAAACACCTGACTTTCAAGGCGTACATTTTGTGGGATAGACAGATAAATTACCAAAAACAAGACTTTGGCGTGATGCTTGGGTTTTATCTGGAGACAAAATAGACTATAATAATAAGTTAGCAGTAAATGTTTTTAAAAAAAAAATCAAAAAACCCTGTAGAAATGCAGCAACTAATTGAAATCTGGGAGCAAACAAATGGAAATGTCTAGTTTAATTGATATGCTTATCGCGTCAATTGTTGCTGGATTTGCTTGGTGGGCTAATGGAACATCACGTGAACAAAAACGAATTGAAATTTTGTTAAATAAAACAAGAGAAGATTATGCTACTCGTATGGAAATGCGAGATGATATGCGCCGTGTTATGGAAGCACTTCACCGTGTAGAAGATAAATTAGATAAAGTTTTACAGAGGGATTAAATAAATGGCATCAACTTATACTTCCAGAATTAGACTAGAAAAACAAGCAGATGGAGAAAATCCAAACTCTTGGGGTTTGATTATGAATCAGAATGTCATTGACCTTATTGATGAGGCAGTGGCAGGATATGCAATTGTGTCTGTGTCAAGTGTACCTGTTTCACTTACATCAAATAATGGTGCAACAGACGAGGCTAGACAAGCATCTCTTGAAATTGCTGGTGAACTTTCTGCTATTGTTACTATTACTATTCCATCTGAAGAAAAAACATATTTTATTCGTGACAACACAACTCAGATTTCAGCAACAAACTTTGCAGTTGAAATGAAAACAGCAGGTGGTACAGGTGTTCGTGTCAACAATGGTTCAAATATCTTTGTTGCTTGTGATGGTACAGATATTCATAAACTAGAATCTGCTACTTCTGTATCTGCATTTACAGCTAATACTTTAAATGCTACGAATATCATAGTATCTGTTGTGTCTGCCACTAATATTTATGGAGATATATCTAATGCCACTGGAACAATTCCTCTTCCATCAGGTCTTGTATTCCCCTATGCTGGAACAAGCGCACCTAGTGGATATTTATTTTGTTATGGACAGCAAGTTAATAGAACTACCTATGCTAACTTATTTAGTGCTATAGGAACTACGTATGGTGTTGGAGATGGCTCAACTACTTTTAATTTACCAGACCTTCGGGGGCGTGTAGTTGCTGGTAAAGATGATATGGGTGGAACAAGTGCGAACCGCCTTACTAACCAAAGCGGTGGACTTGATGGCGACACGCTGGGTGCTACTGGCGGTGGTGAGACGCATACACTTACAGTTGCTCAAATGCCATCGCATAATCACTTTAGTGGGTGGTATGGTCCACGTCCTGCCAGTGGCACTGCTAACGAATTTTCGACATCATCAGGGGCATACCCTTCAGTTAATACAGGTTCCACTGGCGGTGATGGAGCGCACAACAACGTACAGCCAACATCTATTCTCAACTATATTATTAAGACATAGAAAATTTTATGGCAACAAAGTTTACATCATTAAATTTTCTTCCCGGTTTTCACAGGGAATCTACCCAATATGCCGAAGAAGGTAAATGGTATGATGGTAATCGTGTGCGTTTTCGTGAAGGAAAACCAGAAAACTTACGTGGTTACGAAAAACATAATACAGAAAGTTTGGTAGGTATTGCTAGAGATATACTTGCGTGGGCAGATAATGATACACGTAAGCATATTATCTTAGGTACTAATGAACAGGTATATGTAGAAAAAGACCAAACACTATATGATGTAACACCTATTGTATCTGTTGTATCCGCATCAGATATTTTTTCTACTAATGCAGGTTCTGCACTTGTTTCTGTAAATATTACAAACCACGGCGCACAAGCAGGTGACCGTATTATTATTGAGGCTGCTGCTACAGTAGGTGGTAATATTGATTTGACTACATCTGCCGCAGGTGGTCCTATTTTTACAATTGTAACTGCAGCAACATTAAATGATTTTACAATTCAATCTGTTATTACTGCTACAGATACTTCTGCTACCGCAGGTGGAACTGCAGTATCTGTAGCTTTTTTATTGCCTAAACAATTATCCAATAGTATTCAAGGTCTTGGTTGGGGTGCTGGTAATTATAATGCAGGTGCTTCAGTAACTGGTGGTCGTGCTTGGAATAACCCTTCTGCAACATCTGGGTTTACTTTCCGTGGCGCACAGTGGCAGTTTGATAACTGGGGTGAAGATATACTAGGTTTACGTAGAGGTGGTAATTTATTTTACTTTGATACAGATGTATCTATTACACCAGAGCGTATGAAAATTTTAACAAGTGCTACCAATGCACCTGTTGTTACTGTTACGGATGCGCCTTCACAATCTAATTACTTTGTTGTGTCTCCTAATGATAGACACGTTATTTGTTATGCGACTAATGAATACGCAAGTGGTAACTTTAATGCAATGCTTGTACGTTGGTCAGACCAAGAAAACTTTACAAACTGGACACCTTCTATTCAAACTACATCAGGTGAAGTTATTCTTGCGGATGGTACAGAAATTGTAGGGGCTGTACGTTCTCGTAACTCTATTCACATTTGGTCTGATAATGCAATGTATACACAGCAGTTTGTTGGTCCACCTTTTATCTTTAACTTTCAACAAGTTGGTACAAACTGTGGTTTGATTGCACCTCATGCAGCAATAGACTATGATGGTATTTCATTCTGGATGGGTGACAATAACTTCTATGCTTTTGATGGTCGTGTAAATAATTTGCCTTGTACAATACGTAGACATATCTTTGATGACTTTAATATGACTAATAAAGATAAAGTATTTGCTGGGGTTAATTCAGAATTTAAAGAAATTATTTGGTTATACCCTAGAGGAAATAGCACTGAGCCTAACGCATATGTTATATTTAATGTTGCGGAACAAACGTGGGT